CGTGTCATGTACCGGTATCTCGATGAAGCCTGTCATGTGGACCATGAACAAATCATTGGTGCAATCTAGGTATGGTTCACCGTCGTAGGAGCGGTTGATGTTGTTTTCCACTTCACTACCGCAAACGGTATAGATGTTGTCTGCCCGTGTAGGAGGTACGGAGTCAATCGTGTAGTAGGTGGTTTGTAATCCTGCTATCGGTTCAGCGTTTGCCGATGGTGCGAACAGTGCGAGTATTGCTACTGGCGCAAATATCAGCCAACGAGAAGTGCGAGCCACATTATTCAGGCTCAACTACTGGCGCAACAAAATCTGTGCCGTTCCATGTGTAACCGATACCTGCATAAGTCTTGCCTTCAACGCCGATAAAAGTTTCTATCCATTCACCTGGGTAACGGTCAGGGTTAGCAGCCATAAACGATGCTGTAGTAACAGCGACTTTCGTGACAACACCATCTGTGACTTGTGCAAAATACTGTTCCATAATTAAACCTTAAACCTTACATAAACAACACCGCTACCGCCTGCGGCACCTGTAGCACCACCACCACCACCACCGCCAGTGTTAGGAGTTCCCGCCGTACCTGTTCCTGCGTTACTTGCTGCACCGCCGCCACCTGTACCACCTGCACCACTAGAACCTGATTGGCGTTGCCCACCACCACCACCTGCAACCGTTGTAGCAGTCTCAATAAATGAAGAAATATCTAAACCTGCTCCACCTGCTCCGCCAACTGATGAAGTTCCTGTGCCACCGACTGCACCTGCGCCACCGCCGCCGCCTGCACCTGAAGCGGCAAGGTTAATTGTTCCAGTAGTTCCAGAGCCAGCATTTCCTTGACCTGATACACCTAAGCCGCCTGCGCTTGCACCGCCCGCAGTTGCGTGACCACCACCTGAACCGCCCGCTTTTGCTGTACCAGCAGAACCACCAGCACCACCACCAACAGCAACAGGCGCAACAGTGCTACCTACTGTTAGCGAACCTAAAAAACTGTTTGAACCGCTTGTTGGGGAAACAGAAGCACCAGTACCACCTGCCCCGACATCGACTGCGTGAGTGGTTGCTGCAAGGTAAATTGTTGCAACTGCTATACCGCCTGCGCCGCCACCACCACCGTTGAAATCAGGATTGTAGTTACAACCGCCACCACCGCCGCCAACCAGCATGACATCAAACAAACCTGCTGTAGAAACAGTCAAAGTACCATCAGCCGTAAATGCGAGCAGCGTGTAAGCCTGACCACCAACCGTAATAGGTGATAATGTTCCACCTGTGGCAACACCATAACCTTGAACAACACCAATACCAGCAGGTGCAGACTTACCCCAATTAGCAACCGAACCTTGCTGTATGAGTGTGCGCTGTGCGTACCTAGTCATAGTTACGCCGTGATTCTGTTTACAAAACCAAAAATCTCAATCTTGCTGGCTGCTGAAGCAAACGCACGAACAACCTTTGCCGTAGCGTTACCCTGAATAACAAGACCAGCACAAACAAGAACAAGTCCAGAAGGAGAAGCAGCAATACTTTGCTGGATAATGTCCTTTGTCACCGAAACACCACCAAATTCAATAGTTAGTGTTCGTGCCGATGTATCAGTGTTTACCGCATACAACCACAACTCATCAATTGTTGTTGCGGTAGATGATGCAGTGTGAATTGCCGTACCTGCTGTTGCCGTAGCAACAACGGTAATACCCAGACCGTCACCCGTAGTGCCTGCTGGTTGTAACGCAAGTTTTGTAAATGTTGCCATGTGTTAATTCCTTTATCCGAATACTTGTGTTAGTAAAACATTTTGGTCACTAGAAAAATCAGGTGTTGCTGTAACAGCCCATGCTACACCGTTCGTAGCAGTCGAATCAGCAGTCAAAACGTAGCCGTTAGTTCCAACAGCCAAACGATTAAACGCCGATCCAGTAGTAACCAACAAGTCACCCTTAGTAGTCATCGTAGAAGCCATCAAGTTCGCTTCATCAGCCTCATCAGCCGAGAACACCGGATAGATCGTCGCACCAGAGGAATGTGCTACAGCGGTCGTATCATCCTGCCCGCGAGTCAACGTAAGTGTAGAACCCGAAATAGTTGCAGAACACTTCTCCTCAGACGAAGTACCAGGATCAATCACCACATAAAACGGAACAGCAGCAGTTGAAGGCCAGCCTGTGATAGCCGACAAAGTAACCGATGTGTCGGCAGAAGTCAACGAGTTAGTGGTTGTGCAAGGTGCCGCAGCACCCTTGTATTGTCGTCTAGTTACAGCAGCCATAGTTGTCCTTTATCTTACACTACGCATAATGATCGTACATGTGCCGTTCCAATCCCACTCATTATGGGAAAGAGCCGAATCCACAGGTTGCCAACGCACATCCTCAACAATCACCGAATAAGTATCCTTGTTCTCCTGATAGGTGATAACCGATGGGGTTTCCACCAACGCCCGCAAACGAAACAGTTCGTCATCTACATCAAAAAAGTATTCTCGACCACGAACATTAAGTTGATGATGCAACAGCACTGGAACACTAAAGATTTGTGAACGCAACGGTGCCGCATACGCCCGACCCATCCACCGTGTCAACACAGGACCAACGGTGGCAGTAGCCGAACGTGTCATCGTGAGCCGAACCTCAGCCTCAAAAATGCGTGTCTCAAACCCATCAAACGTAGATTCCAAACTGTCAGCAACAATCTGTGAACCAACTGTGTTAAACGCCCCACCATCAGAAGCCACAGCCAACGCAACCGTGCCATCCAACTGCTCGGTACGCAAATCCCACTTAGGAACAAACTTGCTGTCCGGTACACCCCAACGATAAATACCTGAATCCAATGTTCCTGACGCAACAAGATCGGTGGCATGTTCGCAGTACACACCCAAGCCTGTAACCGTGAACACTGGGCGCGTACCATACAAACTGATTGAAGGCACAGCTCCTTGACCCGTGACCATCAAATCTGCTGCCCAAGCAGGCTGATTGGTGGCAACCTGTGAACTGATGTCCATACGACCCAAGCCTGTAGAAGTCGCATCAAGGTTTTTGTATGAAAACCAAACAAACCGACCTTGTGAAGCAAACGCATCGACCTGTCCAACCTCGATCAATGGTCCTACAACAAGGTTGCCGTTGTCATCCGATGACGCAAACCTGAACCCTGTGGTTGTACCGATCAGCACATAACCTAAATACGAATCTAGTGCTGTAACGATTTCGCCTTCAGGTAGTTCGGCTGCCACAGTCGGTGCATCCAAAGCCGACCCATCCGTTTTGATGGTGGTCTTATAGATCAATGATGTTTGACCAGAGAACCCTGCTGCATAAATATGGTTTTGTCCACCAGCAAACCCCACCCATGTCCAACTGCTGTTCCCATGAGTAAACAACCCTGCGCCTGGACCACCCGAACTAATGAAGTTGTAGATCGTGGCACCAGCAGCAGCCATCAAACGGCCTTTGGTGTACTTAATTCTTGTGAACGTGTCTGTGCCTGTGATGTACGAACTGAACGCGCCCGTAGAAGTGTTTGTTACATGAATACCGTTAGAAGCAAACGAAGCCCACACGTTGTAACCGTCGCTTGTCATCGAACCAACGTTGCCACCAGGCTCGGCAGTACACGATGTAGGACTAGCGGTAAGGCTTGTATAGAACGTCACGTTGCCAGCAGAAGCCACATAGAGGCGTGTGCCAGCAACAATGGATTTCAATGTCGCAGCAGCATCAGACAGGATTTGTGTGGTGTCTTTCAACAACGACAACTTGCCACGATCCCAAACATTCACACCCTTGTTAGAACGGAAACGGTACGCCTCAGCGTCAGCCGTATCCGAATAGTCCTGACCCGCACCATAATGCCAAGACGACTGTGAACGCCTCCACAAACCCTGCGGGTTGATAGCAGCCTCACCAGGTTCAGCCGACTGGTCAACCGAGTCACGAACACGGGCATCAAACTGGCGTGTGAACTCATTAGATTTAGTGTCAATCAAATATGGTCGACCGTTAATAGCCACAGGGAAAACATACGGAACAAGTTGCGTGGTGCCTGTACCCGTATAAAACGATGCACCACCAAGAAACGGGCTACTAAAATCTAAAACGTATGCCACGTTAAACCCTAATGGTTAACGGATATTGTCGAGCTAGTTTAGAAGCCTCAGCAATAATGCGATCACGACGCAACCTCAAAATGTTTGTAACCGAATTAGACATAGAACCAGCAGGAACCTCATCTGATCTACGAGTGTCACCTTGTGATTCAATAAAGTTACGTTTAACTTCACGCACAGACAACATGCGAGCCATCACACCCATCTCCACAATGTCTTCCATAGTCAAAGGCAACAAACAAACCGACTGAATATCTGACGCAGTAGTAGAAGCACGAACAAACGGTGCCTTATATCGAACACGCAAAGTACCTGCCATAGACAACTCATCAAACGTCAAAGCAAACCCTGACGCAAAATCTGCTGTAGGCAAATCCCGTGACAACCTCACCCCACGCAACACCGGATAATCAGAAGCCAAATACTTCAACCGCACATCAATTAAATCAATCACCGTAGAAGCAGACGTAATGTTAAGTTGACGGTCAGAACCGTTGTAACTCAGATCGGCGTTCACCACCCGAAACAAACCGTTAGATGGGCTAGACAAATCATCTAGTTCCTGGTTAAACGAATCCAACAGTTGTTGCTGTGGGAAACGAGGGTTCAAAATGGCAAGTGCGCCAGCCGTATGTGCTGCTGCCGTGGTACCGAGATAGCCTCGCTCGACGGTAAGAGTCTTGCTACCTGACTCGGCAACCCAGATATACATGAGTTCCGAATCAATCTCAAAAACTGACCCGCCACGCAAACCAGCCAAGTCGTAAGACATGACAATAGAAGTATCTGCCGATGTAACGGTTGTTGCTAACTTGTTCCGTTCCTCAATCGTTCCAGATAACAGTTGCCGTGACACCCTGTTGATGAGCGCACCAGCGGTAGACATTTACTTCTTTTTCTTGGCCTTCATTTTAGGCTTGCCGTATTCCATCATCTTCTCTTTTTTGCCTTCCATCTTTTCGTGCTTCATCTTGGCACTCTTAGACTTGTACTTTTCGCCCTTCATAGACATGATTACTTGCCCTTCTTCTTTGCTTTCATCATTGGCTTACCGGTTTTCTTAGCCATCTTTTTTGCGTCAGCCTTACCTTTGGCAGTGTAAGGGAACTCCATTTTTCCAACTTTAGGCATAATCGTTCCTTTCAGGGATTAGGAAAACAGATTACCACACATCAACAATCCCATTTGCGTAACGCCAAAGCCTTACGAGTTGGTCTACCCTTGCTGTCTTTCAACGGACCTGGCATACCACCCATACGCGCACAAAACGATT